ATATATATCATTTTTTACTAAGCAAAACGCGCCCATAAGAGAATACCTGCCTAATTGCAATTTGTTCTATAGGATCCAATAAAGGAAAACAGTCACGGAGCAAATAATTAACAATTTCATGGCGTTTTTTGAGGCAGGCATGTAAATAGACTTTTTGAAATATGAATGCAGGATCAATAGGATATTCCGTACTCTGAATAAATTCATCCACATATCTCTTAAAAGTTTCCAGATTATCAGAATTAATTAGTTCTTTTAAATCTCTAATAGTCTCCATTATGTATACTATTAGGGGTTTGTTTAATAGATATTTCTATACAATAAAATATAAAATTGATTATTTATTACAATTCTATTTAAATGTTAATATTCACGCCACATGGAACAGCCTTTTGAGCCAACACAATCAGATATTGATGATTTCTTAGGCCACAATGGGCACATTATGAAGTTTCACTACGATAGATTTAATTCTAATGATGCAGAAACAAAACAGGATGGATGGAATGGAATGTATATGAGTCTTCGTGTACAAATTGAGCGTTGTTGCAAATTTAGCATTGATCTTAATGAGACAGAAGAGGATCGCGCTACATGGCGTTCAAAGGCCCAGATGATTATTTTGGATCTTTGTAATGTTGCAATCTTTTATAAGGAGAAAATTACTAAGGCTTATCACGAAGATATTATTCGACTTCTATATGTATTGCGCTTTCAACACCCGATTGGTGAGGCATACATTGAGTCAGACATGATCTTTAAGGAGAAGATTGTAAGAGCAATTGCTACTCTTGGAAGATATGCTCGTACATTATAAGATTGCTAAAATAATTTATTTTTTATAAATCAGTCATAAATGTAATGCTAACACAATTAAGGGTAGAAAACCATGGAATATTACCAGTATGATTTTCTGAATTATTCAATTTTCTTTTTATTATAATGTGCTGATTTGTACCTTCTTTATAAGTATTTATAATGCATATATTATCGCTACATTGTACTTTTAGAATGAGCTGATTGCCTGTTGATTTTGCAAAAAATACATTTACATAATTGAGCGTTGATCCGAATGTAATATGTTTAACATTTTTTCCATGTAATTCGCCTGTATAATATATGCGGCCATTATTAATTGATCCATATAAAGGTATTTTCGGAAAAGAGTAATTTTGCCCCATTTACTTGGTAGATAGTGATTCAGGCTTATGTTGTTGTTGTTGTTGTCCCTCTTGTATGATGGCTTTACACGTTGGCATTTCCTAAATGTCAAAGTGTTGAGTCTTAAATTTTACGTACTTTTACAGTACAGTCAAATTAATGTTCAAATTTTGTACCCAGTTTTTTATATTTTTAATAAACGAACCAAAAAGTAATACAAATGTAATATAACAATGTACGTACTTTTTAGTTGGAATAAGCGAGGCCTCCCATTCCGCTCATGATACGGAGCACATTGTAGTTGGTAGCGTACACGCGCACAGTGGAGCTGAGGTTGGTACCAACGGAGTTGGGGGACACAGTCAGGAGCAGAGTGGTGTTATCGATACGGGACAAGTTGCAAGTACCAGAAGGCTGGTGCTGCTCAGGGTTCAGCGCGAAGGAATACACGTTGATACCAGTGGCAGGGATGTTGGTGTGGTGCTGGTAAGGCTGCACCTCGTTGAAGTAGCGGCCCTCACGCTCCTGGAAACGATCGTGACCGTTGAGCTGGATCTTGGCGACGATGGTAGGGTTCTTGCCGGCCATGCCCTCAATGCGGGTGACGGAGTAACCAGACTCGAGCACGGAGCGATCCCACCAGTCAGAGTAGTTGAAGGGCTGCTGGCCGTACCACTCATTGAGGATGGAGTCATCACAGGTGACGAAAGAATCACGCTGGACAACCCAGATGAGCTCCTTAACAGGGTGGTTGTAGTTGAGCTTGAGCTTGTTGGATGAGGAGGTGATGGACTCACCGCCGGTGAACTGGAGAACCTCGATGAGGTACTCGTGGGACACCTGGGCGAACTTACGACGCTCATCAGTATCGAGGTAGATGTAGTCGACGAACAGGGAGGCAGCAACCAGGCCAGCAGCGTTAACACGGTCACGGATGGAGTGGGTGTTGTTGGTGGTGGACTGGGGAGAGTAGTCCCAGCAGAGGTTGCGGAGGTCGTTGAACTCGAGGTTGATACGCACCTCGTGGTACTGGAGGGCGATCAGGGGGAGAGCAAGACCAGGGTTGCGGCAGAACCAGAACTGGAGAGGGATGTACAGAGTGTACTCGGGGGCACAGTTCTGCATCTCCTCAGAGGTGTTGGGGACACCATAGCCGCAGTCACCATCGCAAGGCACACCACCCTGGACGATCACGTTGGTGAGCTTGGGGACGTTACCAACCATCTTGGCGTAACCGGCCTGCTTACCAGGCTCCTGGGTGAGCTCGTTCCAGATGTGGAGCCAGTCACCATAGTGCTTATCAATGCGCTGACCACCGATCTCGAGCTCAACGGACTTGATGAGGAGGTGACCAACCCAGTTGAGCCAACGGAACTGGGCACCAGAGCCGTCAGTGGTCAGGAGAGACACCTGAGGGAGAGTGGCCTGGAGGTACATACGGTAGATTAAATCACCATTACGCTGGATGGTACAGGTGACCTTCTTACCCCAGTTAGGGGCGCCATTGAAAGGGTTCTCAATGGACTCCATCGCGAAGTTAGTGTGACGACGGTACACAACCTTGAAAAAGGTAATCTGAGGGTTACCCGTGAGGTAAACATCCTGAGCGCCATAGGCTACGAGCTGCATAAGACCACCACCTGTCATTTGTTATACCCTTAGCAAACAAAAAAATTTTGGCGAAATTGCAAAAAACGCGCCGGAGGCAAATAATGCCAGTCTAAAAGTTGTTCTATCGCTACAATAGAGATATATGGCAGATTGTCATCAAAAAACAACTCTTGATGCTATCCATAATCAATTTATAGATACCGTGAGATTAGAAACAGGTTCTTCAATTAAATCATCAGAAAAAGTTTTTGATTATTACTTGAAAACAGGAAATATATTGTACGACTATTATGATGTGCAAGAAAAGATTGCTAAAGGTAATACTGAAATGCTTGCCGCAAAGAAACGACCTGGAACTATTTTCGAGGCTCTTGAAAATGCGTCCAAGGCTGTCTCACAAACAGAAGAGCTAATCCCAAAAAAGAAATCAAAAAGTCATATGGCACCCCTCACACCGCTCAAAAATCGTGAAAAACTGTTAGATGATTATTTACAAATCATGAATCCTGAAATGGCAAGCACTGCAATTGACGAAATCGAAGACACTTTCGGTGAATGCAACCATTGTGGAGATGAAATGATTTTATCTATGAATGAAGCTTATTTAGCATGCAAAACATGCGGGCATCAACTACCACTCCTAATTGACAGCGATAAGCCTTCATATAAGGATCCTCCTCGCGAAGTCAGTTATTACGCGTATAAACGAATCAATCACTTCAATGAATGGCTAGCACAATTCCAGGCAAAAGAATCAACTGAGATACCTCATGAAGTATATGATGCAATTTTGATAGAATTCAAGAAGGAACGCATCACAAATATGAGCACTTTAAAACAGACGAAGCTACGAGAGATTTTGAAGAAACTCAAACTCAACAAATACTATGAACATACAGCACATATCCTTAATCGTCTCAACGGACAAAATGCACCAGTTATGAGCCGTGACAATGAAGAGAAGTTGCGCTTCATGTTCAAAGAAATTCAACCATCATTCCAACTCCATAGACCAAAAGATCGGTCTAATTTCTTGCACTATCCATATGTACTATACAAATTCTGTGAACTCTTGGAACTCGACGAGTTCTTGCCATGCTTCCCTCTCCTCAAAAATCGCGATAAATTATATGCACATGATAAGATCTGGCAGCTTATATGCCAGGATCAAAGCTGGCAATATATACCTACGATCTGAATTTATATGATATGTTTTATAAAAATGTATCATAAAGTAATATAAAATGTTCATAATATTTTAGCTTGTATTGTCTATGTTAAAATAGGATATAAATTTGATTAAAAAGGCACGATATAACGCCATGATCTCGGAAAGAAACATCAAAAAATGATTAAAAATCTCTGGTTTGATAGTAATTTCTATCAAAAAAAAATCAAATAGTTTTAATCATAATATTTTTGATACATAAAATATCATGATTAAATATAATGGGTAGCTTATTTTCAACGGTGGCATCGACAGCAACAGGTGCTGTAGGATCAAGTCCAGGTGGATTAATGAGTGGTCTTGCTGGTAAAATGACTGGATCAGTTATGTCCGCGGCAAAAGGAAAAGCGAAGGATAAACTTTTAGGATTGTTACAGAAGGTTATTGGTCGTTATATGAATGAAGCCTGTACTAATCCTACGGCTTTTGTTCAAAAAATACTGGATGATATGAAAGCACAAGCTTTATTCCCGTCTGCGGCTCGTATAGCTCTGGAAGAACAACGTGCAGATGTCGAAGCAGGTATTGCGGAAGTATTGAAGACACCTGAAATGCAGAAAGCATGTCAAACAAAAGACGCAAAGGCAATTGCACAACAAATCATGGATATTATGATGGGGAAGATTAATTTGGAAGGATCAGCAAATAATACAGGAACGGCTAATGCCACAAATACTACTGCTACTAATGCTAATGCTACTAACGCTAATGCCACAAATACTACTGCTACTAACGCTACTGCTACTAACGCTACTACTACTAACGCTACTGCTACTAACGCTACTGCTACTAACAATAATGCTACTAACAATACTGCTACTAACAATACTGCCACTAACGCTTCTAAACCAATTACAACAACCGGCGGAAAACGCAAAACTAAACGTCACAATAAACGCCACAGCCGCCGCCACCGCCAAACAAAAGGTCGCCATTGAAGATAACTCTATACGAAGGGACGCCAGCAAAGACGAGGCGGCGCCAAAGTCTTCGCCATCTGTAAAAGTCGTCCACCATCAGATCGCGCCTTTCGTGCATCATAAACGGTTTGATCGACAGCAGATCGTGCCTTCTTAGTCGAACCATCTGCCATTGGTGAAAGGAATTCGATTGCAACAAAGCCACAGAGATAACCTCTAAGTGCAGCACGGACCATCAGATCGTGATCATCATCACCCAACCAATAATTCTGTTCATCCAAATAACCTATAGACTTCAATCGCTCTCTATCAAGTAGCAAGGGACCGCGATTACAGGTTTGATTAATGAAAATACCGTTCAAATGTTCCAATCGAATATCCGAACGTTGTTCAATTAGGAAGTCAAATTTCCCTATTGCCTGATGCTGTGTTAAATCATGACAACAACGACCAGATACCGCAAATACTTCGGGATAATTATATATTCCCTTAGCTAATTGTTCATTATAACCGTATTGTATCATTTGCATATCTGCTTGAATCTCTAAACAAAATCTTCCACGCGCCAATGTGAATCCAATATTGTCACACGAAGTCTCGAAGATCGGCGTGACCTGTTCAATAACAATTATGGCACATAGTTGTTGATCCTGCTTGCATGTACGATCTTCGCCAACAGGTATCGCCTCAACAAATCGTTTGATTCTATCAATCGAAGTATCAGTACATGCATCGCAAATAATAATCATTTCAAATGTACCGGCTGTATTACTTAAAATAGACGCTAAATTACGAACAATAATGTTCTCTTGATTGTGAACAGGCACAACAACAGAAAATTTCGGCGTTATTTCAAGAAAACTTCGCGCTAAAATACACTGTGGCTCCGCCTGACCATTCAGTGACCTTGGACTATTAATCAAATGCCCATCTCCATAATAGTTTTCATGCTTCAATCGTTCTGTAATTTGTTCTGTAGTATTCATATTTACTAATACAAATTGCAGCATGATTTTTAGACTCTACAATTAGAATTATGGACATTGCTCTTGATGACGAAATTGCGAAAAAAATAGTCGATAACATGCCTTTTTTTAGGCATGTTCACCCTAATGTTATCAGCACTGTTTCAATAGTATTTAATATAATTATTCTATCTATTTTGATTAATAACAATCTAAATCCATTATATCTTATCGGATCATTTGCCGTGCGTTGGTTAACTGATTTATTAGATGGTGCAGTTGCACGGAAGTACAAGAAGGCTAGTAAGCTCGGTGGACTCCTGGATACAGTTGGCAATGTTACAATTATTTTAATCTTCATGTGGTATGTATTGAAGGCGACAGGTGTACATATGATGGTATTCTATATTTTCCTAATCGTAGTGCTATTATATGTAGTACATGCTGAAACATATCATAATCATGCGGCCTTAAAGCACTATAAAGGAAATCATGTACAAAAAATCATTGCATTCTTTGTAAATAATTCTTATTTAATTTATATTGCTATGTATTTCTTCATACACTCTTATAGTATTTGAAAAGGTATGCTGCCGCATATCCAAGGCCAAATTCTGCCAATTTACGCGCTGTGTGAACAGGATTATTGCCGGCGCGAATCTCTCCATGGAAACCGAAAACGCGGACATTTAGGATGAGTTGTGCAAGCTGATAAATGAGGAATAGCCATAATATAGGCTGATAATAGACTGCCGCTGCACCCAGCAATATATGCGACAATGTGTAAATTAGCGGCTTGTCATATGCATCCATCTAAATGTTGCAAATAAAATCCTTTTTATATAGCCGGATAATACAAAAATTGATAGACATTGAATAATAATCAATTAGATAGATTATTCAATGTTATGTAACCCTAATAGTAAGTTACTTTGCGGTAAATGTTCTATCTGTTTTGATAGATCATTTGCTTCACATCCTCGCGCTGAATTCTGGAGTAAGGAAAATGAATTATTACCTATTGAAGTTTCAAAAAGTAGTAATAAATCTTTCAAATTTGATTGTGTAGATTGTGGACATGTTATTGAAATGATTTTAAATAATATACAAAAAGGACAATGGTGTTCATATTGTAATAGTAATAGTTTGTGTAATGATGATGAATGTTATTATTGTCATGAAAAATCATTTGCATCAAATCCTATGGCTATATCTTGGTCAACAAGAAATACTGTTAGAGCAAGAGATGTAGTAAGAGCTTCTGAAAAGAAGGCATGGTTTACTTGCAAAACATGTAATCATGATTTTGAAACACGACCATCTTTAATAACTAATTCAACTTATTGTCCATATTGTTCAAATCAAAGAATGTGTGAAAATGAAACTTGTAAACTTTGTTTATTAAAATCATGTGCATCTCATGAAATGGCTAAAGCTTGGTCTACACAAAATATTATTGTACCTCGTAATGTATTTCTCCAAACAAATAAGAAATATATCTTTAATTGTCTAATTTGTAAACACGAATATGAAACAACACCTAATCGATACTATAATCGTAAAGGATCGTGTTCATATTGTACAAATACACAATTATGTGATGATGAAAGTTGTACTATATGTTTTAATAAATCATTTGCATCTCACGAACGTGCCAAATGTTGGAGTGATGATG